AACGCTTGGTGTACTTCCATCTGCATTTTTCCCAAACACAACAATAGTCGGTCAGACATATACGTTTTCTATTTTCGTTAAACTAACAGATGGAAGTACACCAAGCGTTGGTAATAGTGCAACGGATGATTTTAGAATGTTTAATGGTACAGCTACAACTGATTCGTTGACTATAACTGATTTAGATAATGGTATTTTTAGATGTTCAGTTGTAAGGACTGCAACTTCAACAACCACAAACGTGGCGATTGAAAAACAAACTTACAATTCTGCAAAAACATTTGAGGTTAGTGGATACCAATTAAACAAAGGCTCATCCGCAAAGACATATTTTCCAACGACAACGAGGTTAAATATGCCTCGAGTTGACTACCTTAACAACTCCAATGGCTCACTAATTTTGGAGCCTCAGTCAACGAATACACTTACATATAGCGAGGCTTTTAGTCAATGGAGTAATGTGTCTACTGTTACTTTAACAAGCGGACAATTAGCACCCGATGGCACTTTAGGAGCTACAAAAATATCGGGAACTTTAGGCTTATCAAGTATTTATTTACCATCAAGCACATCAACAACCGCAACGAGAAGCATTTATGCTAGAACAGTTAGTGGGACAGGAACTGCAAGATTGACGTCATATTATAGCAATACAAATAATCTATTTACACTAACAGAGGAGTGGCAAAGATTTGAATTAACGGGTTCTTCTTCAACAGGGGCGACTAATTTTTATATTGACTTTAGAGATACATCACAAACATTAAACGAGTTTATTATATGGGGTGGTCAATCGGAAGAATTGTCCTACCCAACATCCTACATACCAACTTCAGGCTCATCCGTCACAAGAAATGCGGATGCGTGTAGTATAACAAACGTTGCGGATAGAATAGGGCAAACGGAGGGAACTTTGTATGGTGAGTTTGATTTTAAAGACCATTCAATTGGAACTCGAAGACTGTTGTGTTTAACTGATGGAACATCAAGCAACAGAATAACAACATACATAAATACTTTAGATAAATTGTCTGTGTATATAGTTAACGGAGGTGCAGCACAAGCAGACATACAAGCAACAGTACTAACAGAGGGTATAATTAAGTATGCAGTTGCATACGCAAATAATAACATTAAACTATATTTAAATGGAACACAAGTAGGCACAGACACAAGTGCTACTATTCCATCAACAAGTGATTTTTTGGTTGGCTTTGAACATAGTGGGTCGTCATCTTATTTTAATTGGAGGAATTGTCAAATATATAGCACAGCATTAAGTGATAGCGAATTAGCAACATTAACAACATTATGATTTTTAAGAAATACGAATTTACAGATAAAGCAGCTTGGGAGACAGCCAAGAAAAGTATTACAACTACTGATGCAGAAGGCAACGTGTCATACACGTCTGACGTGAATGCTGTAGCAGAGATAGGGCACATATGCTATGCCTACGATGACGAAGGTAACTGCGAGAATCTAAGTACGCTATGGAGTGTAGATATATTATGGAACACAGACTCTGATAAGTTTTCAAGTGAAGCTGTGTATCCTAAACCTGATGATGTTGTACATACATTCGCAGGAGATAATAACTTATGGGTTCAGACATACTGTACTCAGTATCCTGAGTATTGTGAAACGCCTGAAGAAGAATAACGATGAAGATAACTCTAAGTAGCATATTGAAAAGTTTATATTTATTTTTTGCACCGGTTGGTGGATTGCTACTTGTAGTAGGTCTATCTACAATTTTAGATACAGCATTTGGAATAGCTAGAGCTAAGAAGGAAAAGAAGCCTGTAACTAGTAAAGATTTTAGAAAGGGATATGTTCCTAAGACTATAGGGTACTTAGGTGTTGTTATCTTAGTATTCCTTTTAGATACGTTAATATTAAACGAATTAATAAAAAGTATTTTAGATTTTGATTTCTTTTCAACTAAAATAGTATCTTTGGTCCTCATTCTAAATGAGGTAAAATCAATGGATGAGTCTTGGGTAGTTTTAAAAGGCTACTATTTTATAGATAAGTTCAAAGAGTCAATTACACAAATCAAAGATATTAAGAAAGAAATCAAATGAGAAAAATAGACAAAATTATTATTCATTGCACAGCTACCCCTGAAGGTAGAGATGTTTCAGTAGGGGAAGTAAGACAATGGCACTTGGCTCAAGGTTGGTCAGATGTCGGATACCATTATCTCATAACATTAAATGGTACGGTTGAAGTGGGTAGACCCGAATCAAAGGTAGGTGCTCACGTTAAGGGTGAGAACAAACATAGTATTGGAATTGCATATGCGGGAGGAATGGATAAGTCATTTAAGAATCCTAAAGACACAAGAACCCACGCACAGAAAGAAGCCTTAATGTGGCTTATAGATGAATTAAAGAAAAGATATCCGGGCAGCACCGTTCACGGTCACAATGAATATACATCTTACAAGGCTTGCCCAAGTTTTGATGTATCTAAAGAAGGATACTAAGTATAGCAAAAATAGTAGTATATATGGCAACCTTTCTAGTCCTTTTAAGTTTACTATCTATTTTCTTGTTCTCAGACATTAAATAAGTATTATTATCTGAGGCATCTTTTAAGACATCCTCACAAGACTTTAAGTTAATCTCTGATATAGATACTAGCTCGTATAGTTTAACTTCCTTAGAAGAGCTTATAATAGCCTGTTCCATTAGGCTATCCTTTTGGATTAGCTCAACGTATATGTTATCCATCTGCTCAAGAGTGATGGCAACCAATGTATCTCCGTTATTATCTATTAATCCGACTTGCGAATAGGCTGATACGTTCAGAAGAAGGCAGTATATGATAATTGCTAATTTTTCTTTCATAGTATATTTTTACTGTATCTCTTTTAGAATCCAAGCTATCAATAGACATATACACCGTATCGGTAGATATAGTATTGTGTTTAGGTGATATAATCTTATTCTCTGCTTTTTTAACAAACAATAGATTAGTTATAATGGCTGTAGCTATAAGTGAATATAAAGCTATAAAAATAATTACTTGTGGACTCTTCATACTGCAAAGATAAAAAAGTTTTATATTTGTAAAAAATATAATCAAATGAAAGAATTAAGTAAAGAAGAGCTAGAGCTATTACAGGGATTAGTAACAGAATACAATAATGTTAAAATCAGAATAGCTGACACCTTCATTGCACAGGATGCTTTATTAAAAGAGATAGAGTCAATGAAAGCTACTTATATTAAGGAAGAGAAAAAATTATTAGAAAAATACGGAGATGATGCTGTCATCAACGTGCAAACAGGAAAAGTAACAAATGGCGATAATTAGTACATACCCAATATCAGGTCAAGTTAACCTAACAGATATATTAATAGGTTCTGACGAACAAGATGCAAATAAAACTAAGAACTACACGGTAGATTCTGTACTTGCATTATTATCTCAAGTAGCAGTAACACTTCCTGTGTATGCAGATAATGCTGCTGCTATATCAGCAGGACTAGCAGTAGGTAGAATGTATAGAAACGCAGGAGACGGAACAAGCTCTAGCGTTGTGTGCGTGGTTTATTAATGAACATTATTAGGAAGATATCTATTGGACCTGACTATAAGTCGGGTGCTATGCATTACATAACAGGTCAGTCTGTTTTGAATGGTACGCATACTATTCATTTAATTAAATTTAATAAAGAAAAAAAATCAATAGAGATATGGATACAATCCGGGCAAGAAATATTTGTTTGGAAAGAGTTTAATGAAACCATACCCGTATCTATTGAATACAACATAAACTTTTAATGAAATCACCGTTTTACTTTATAGTAAAGCCATTAAAAGGAAGACGATACGACAACACAAGAGAGATAGGAGGAATAGAGTTTGTTGTTAGTACATCTGAAGAAGACCATATGTTTTCAAACAGATATGCTGAAGTTATCGAGCTTCCAATCGGCTACACAGGGGGAGTCAAGGTAGGAGACACCTTACTCGTACATCACAATGTATTTAAGTTTTATAATGATATGAAGGGTAGGCAAAAAAGCGGAAGGAGCTTTTTTAAGGATGACCTGTTTTTTGTAGACAACGAGCAGTTCTTTATGTATAAGAATGATAAGGGTTGGAACGCACACGATAGATATTGTTTTGTAGAGCCAATCAAAAAAGAGGATTCTGTTATATATAAGAATAGTGTAGAAGAACCGTTAGTAGGTATAATGAAATATCCTAATGAATACCTGACATCTATGGGATTAAAGCCCGGGGATAGAATTAGCTTTACTCCTGATAGCGAGTATGAGTTTACGGTTGATGATGAAAAGCTATATAGAGTATACGACCATCAAATAACAATGAGCCTATGAACGTAAAGGAAACAAAGAAAAAAATAATTCAAGCAGGTCATAGAGCTGTTGAGCAGTTAATAAAGGTTGCTAAAGAAGATATTATAAAGCACGACCCGGAAGATGACTTGGCTGCTGACAAACTAAAGAATGCTGCTGCTACAAAGAAGCTAGCAATATTTGATGCGTTTGAAATATTAAATAGAATAGAACTTGAAAGGGAGGCGTTAGAGTCTGCTGAAAAAGGTAAAAGTAAGATAGATACAAAACAAGGATTTGCAGAACGAAGGTCAAAATAACTTATACGTCACGCTAGAAGATTACGTTCCAAAGAGTGTCTTAAAAAATAAAAACAAGGCAAAGAGTTGGAAGTATGGGTATGATGAGAAGTATGATATGGTTGTCATATCAAAGACCGGTGAAATAGGTGAGATAGTATCTATACAGGGATTGCCTATAGCATTACCACTAGTGCCTAATAAGGTGTACAAAAGAAGTGGCAAAAAAGAGGAGCAGTATTGGGAGAGAGAAGAGATACCAAAAGACTTACAGAAGATTCAATCCATATTCCAATGGAACGATAAACCATCTGAGTTTAAAGATAGGTGGGTTGATTATATTGAATCTGAATTTGATTCACGAGAGTATGGGCATTGGTTTATGAACAATGGCGTACCTACATATATGACAGGTGCACATTATATGTATCTGCAATGGACATCTATTGATGTTGGGTATCCGGACTATCGTGAAGCAAATCGTATACTATATATATTTTGGGAGGCTTGTAAGGCTGACAAAAGAAGTTTTGGTATGACATACCTTAAGATAAGACGTTCAGGTTTTTCTTTTATGTCATCATCTGAGTGTGTTAATACAGGAACGCTTGCAAAGGATGCTAGGGTTGGTATATTATCTAAAACAGGTTCGGATGCTAAGAAGATGTTTACCGATAAGGTTGTACCTATAAATAGTAGACTACCTTTCTTTTTTAAGCATATTATGGATGGTATGGATAAGCCAAAGACAGAGCTTGCATTCCGTATACCGGCAGCAAAGATTACAAAGAAAAATATGTACGACACAAGCGATGATGAGTTGTTTGGGTTGGACACCACAATAGATTGGAAGAACACGGATGACAACAGTTATGATGGTGAGAAGTTATTATTACTAGTACACGATGAAAGTGGTAAGTGGATAAAGCCAAATAATATTTTAAATAATTGGCGAGTAACTAAAACCTGTTTACGACTAGGTAGTAAGATTATAGGTAAGTGTATGATGGGTTCTACATCCAATGCACTTAATAAAGGTGGTGATAATTTTAAGAAGTTATACAACGACTCTAATGTTTTAAATCGTAATTCAAACGGTCAGACTAAGAGTGGTATGTATTCTTTGTTTATTCCAATGGAGTGGAATATGGAAGGATTTATAGATAGGTTTGGGATGCCTGTATTTAGAACACCTGATAAGTCTGTACTAGGTGTAGATAATGAGATGATATCTCAGGGTGCGGTAGATTATTGGGAGAATGAAGTATCTTCATTGAAGAACGATGCAGATGCGTTGAACGAATTTTATCGTCAGTTCCCACGAACAGAGTCACACGCATTTAGAGATGAAAGTAAACAATCTATATTTAACCTAACTAAGATATATCAGCAGATAGATTATAACGATGCATTAATAAAAGAGCATCATATAACACGAGGTAGCTTTCATTGGAAGAATGGTGTTAAGGATAGTGAGGTTGTGTTTAGCCCGGATAAGCGTGGTAGGTTCAATGTAAGTTGGACACCAAATAAAAACTTACAAAATAGGGTGGTTGATAGAAATGGGATTAAGTATCCCGGGAATGACCACATAGGTGCATTTGGTTGTGACTCATACGATATATCAGGTACAGTAGGTGGGGGTGGCTCTAATGGTGCATTACACGGTGTAACTACATTTAATATGGATGAAGCACCAAGTAATGAGTTTTTCTTGGAGTATGTAGCTAGACCACAAACAGCAGAGATATTCTTTGAAGAGGTGTTGATGGCTTGCGTATTTTATGGTATGCCAATACTTATAGAGAATAACAAGCCAAGGTTGCTGTATCATTTTAAGAACAGGGGATACAGAGGATTCTGTACAAACAGACCTGACAAGTCATACAATAAGTTATCAAAAACAGAAAAAGAATTAGGTGGCATACCTAATAGTAGTGAGGATGTTAAGCAGGCACACGCAGCAGCTATTGAGTCATATATAGAGAAGTATGTAGGGTTTGATGTAGAGGGTACATATAGAGACTCGGAAGACATAGGCTCTATGCCATTTACTAGAACGCTTGAAGATTGGGCTAAGTTTGATATAACTAATAGAACAAAGTTTGATGCTTCGATAAGTTCAGGGTTAGCAATTATGGCTACACAAAAGCATTTGTATGTGTCGGAGAAAAAACAATCAAAAATAAAGATTAACTTTGCAAAGTATAGCAATAAAGGAAATATTAGCGAAATTATTAGATGAACGATGTTAAAATAAACATATCATCTACAGGATTCCCTAGTCAATTTGTATCAGATGCCGAGAAGGCTACTGATGAATTTGGTTTGCAGATTGGACAAGCAATTCAATATGAATGGTTCAAGAAAGATGGGAGACAATGTAGATTTTACAGCCAATGGGGAGATTTTCACAGACTAAGACTATATGCT